CTCCAATTTTCCGCTACCATACGCTCTATTTGTCTAACTATTTTTATAGATAAACCCTGAACTCGCCTGTGGTCTGTGAGTTTGAGAATATCACATAAGTGATGGTATTTTACACCAGTACTATACATAATTTCTTTGTATGGTACACCTTTCTTATATAATTCTAGTACCTGATCCGCAGACTTCATGTGAGAGCAAGTATTCTTGGCTCTCTCATTGGTTAACAGATACTCCTTGTATATATAATTATTTACTAGATGCTTACTAATATTTAGTATAGTAGCTATATTCTTGTTTAATACCTTAAGTTTATATAGTCTACCTATCTCGTCTTTCTGTTCTTGAGTTAGTGATGTCATTTGTCTCCGTAGGTTTCGTTGTAGTATTTTTCTGCTCTTTTATAATCATAAGCAAAAAAATGGAAGCCATAATTATTAGCAAATTCAATCATTTGTTCCTTCTCCATTTCTTTGGCTTCTTTTAAAATTATTTGCCACTCAAATTTATCTCTTTCTATATCAGATAGCTTAGAAAATAACCAATCCATTGCTGTTTGTTTCATACCGACATTCCGTTTAAATACTCTCTGCACTCCAATACCTTGGCCTTGGCCGTCTCAATTACCTGGGGGTCATATTCGATGTTAAACTCCTTTATACGGTACTTATCTTCCACATGAGAGTAGCTTACGGGCTCCTCGTAAGTCAAAAACTCTGGGGTGTCCTGAAGGGTGTAAACCAACTTAGCCTTTTTTAAGCCTGTGAGGTGCATATAAACCTGAAGTTGATAGTAATACCCCATGTCTGGAGTATCGTCAAACAGAGGGAAAGTAAAGCAGTCCCACGAGGTTTTAAAGTCATAGACTACACCATCGTGAAAACAATCGGGAGTACCTGTGAAGAAATCATCCTCGAAGTGGTCAAGGTTCTTAATCATAAAGTCCTTGTTCATAGCTACCGAGTAAAACTCGATAGCGGTATCTTCTAATGCCAATCCCTTCTGGATGTACTTACTCTTAATCTGCTTCTTTACTCCGTAAATCTGCTCTTTATACCAATCCTCTAGGTAACTCTTAGTTGTCTGAGACAATGATTCTGTTTTACTCCGTGCGTTAGTCATCAACTGACCAAGGGCACTTGCTCTGCATTTAAAGTTCATGATAATAGAAGTTTTTCGTTTTGTGATGTAAGAATATAAACCGACTTAATTTGCTCTAAGGTTACCTTGCCATTGGCTAGAGAATCCTTTGCTCCTTGCCACTTCACATGAGATGGAGTTAACTCCTCTTTTTTACCACCATGATCGTTGGTCGAATCAGGGTCTTTTGTATCATCTATGAGGAAAAGCCCATTCAATGCATACTTACGGGCATAGGAGGAGGAGCTACCAAAACTCTGAGCCACATCCATACCCTTGCGGTTGATATCAATCCCTGCCTGGGCAGTAACGGCTCTGCCTTCCGTTCTGCCTTCTTTGTCTACCTGGATTGCTGCGGTAGCTTCTATGAATACAAGACCTCCTACTTCTTTGACCTCGTCTTCAATAGTCAAGGTACATTCGTACTTCAATAGCAAAGGCTTTACCGCTTCTAGGATATCCTCTACGGATCGGTACTTATACTTGCCGAATGCATTAAATTGGTTCTTTGGAGCTTTAAGCTCGGATTGAATTAGAATTAGTTCTTTCATCGTGTGTGTTTAGTTAATTATTAAATAAATTAGATAGAAGATAATTACAATAGAGTAACCTATAAGAAAATCAATAACTTCGTATTTTTCATTATTCTTTTTCACTATACCTATTCCTAATCCTATAAGATAGGCCACCATAACTATGGCTACAACATATACCAATGTCATCGTTTTAAGTGTTTATATTTTTCTAGTGTTTTCATTTCTGCGTATCGGTAACTAATCTCATCCCAATACATCTCGAAGGTTTTAAGAATCTCTATTTTTTCACTATGGGGTACTTCCCCAAAGTTCTCTAGTATCCATTGCTCAATTTTTTCCTCTACCATTGTTAATCCAGTTAGTTGATACAAATAAAACCCATTGATTGCCTAATCTCTTTGGAGGATACACCCATTCCTCAGGCCATACACCTGAGCGGATAATCTGGTGAACTCTTGTAGATTTTTCGGTAAAGCCCCGTAGTACACCGTACTCGGTGGCTGTCATCATTTCGTAAAGCATTGTCTTACATTGGCTTCTAGTTGTTCAACAATAAAAGGGTCTAGGATTGCACATACAACCCGATAGTGATCGGTAAACCGCTCGTTGAGGTCATCGTACAACTCAAGGGTAAGGGACTTGCCATTGCCAAAGAATAGGTCTAGGACAATGCCTTCGTTTTGGAAGGATTCGAGCTCCAGGCTGAAGCCTGACTGCTCAAGGATAAAGTGGTGATCTTTTAACATTGTGTTTGTGTTTAAGTGATTAATGATGCTAAGGTACAAGAGTCTGCACAACAAATGCAAATGAATTGTCAAAATTATTTTTGTTTTACACTAATGGTAATTTTCTGTGCTGAATGGTTTTGTTTTCCACTACCACCCCAGAGAAATTTTGTTTTCCACCATGGGGTCAACCTGGTTTTGTTTTACACTACGGTACTTTCCATTCTGTTTTACACTAACCCTATTTTTCCGCCATGTTTTACACTATGGGTCAATCCGCCATGTTTTACACTATGGGGTCGCGGTCGGCCGTGCCCATTCGTAGGTCGGTCGGTCGTGGCATGGCATGGAAACCTAGCTACCTACAAAGGCAAAGGAGGGCATTTTTAGGCCCGTAGTAAAGAGATATATTTTTTTGAGTGGTGTTACATAGGCTAAAATTTAAAGGTCTTAAACGGGCTAAAAATAGGGCAAAATAAAGGGGGTAATTAACCCCCAAAAACTACCTTTAAAGAAATAGGCGTGTAATGAAATTCAAAGTAAAAATCCGAACTAGGGAAAATACTTTTTGCCAGTTCTAATTTTTCGGGCGTGTTCTCAATATTTGCACGAAATACGGAAAATGTACGGGCCTCCAAGGCCTTAATTGAGTGGATTGAAAATAAAGGTGCATTCATGTTTTTTAGTGTTTATGGGCTTAAAAAAAGGGGGATTTAAATCCCCCTCACTAAATTAACGGTTGCTTGAATGTCGTAAGATTGGAACACAATACAGCCGCCGAAATCACGGCCTCGGTATATTTTGCCGCCTATCTTACGGGCTTTTTTTACGGCCAATTCGTAGCGTTCTAAAATAGGGAGGCCTTCGCCTTCGCCGTCTCTTAAAAGGTCATAGAAATGAACCACAAATCTAGGGTTCCCGTTTATGTCGTTGTTTATGCGTTTCATATTATGCCGCGTTTTGGATGTTATATACTTTTATTCTCGCTTGTTGGTAGTTTTTAAAATCCCAAGTATTAGGGACATTAAGCCCAAATAGTTCGCTGATTTCTTTAATATCGCCGATAATATTAAAGGCCATATAAAAGTTTACCGTACTTTTTCGGGCCTTCAACTGCTTAGACAAATAGCCTTCCGCCTGTTCGGTCATTACTTTCAAAATGTATGGTAATTGATCCAAATCGAAAACCCTAGGTAAGGGAACCCGAAAAACCTTAATACCGTCGGGGATCGCGTTCCAAAGTTCGGCACAATGTTTTGAGGTTGTAGTACTGTAATACCTATTATTTACAAAACATATCTTTTCCCCGTTGTTAGCCGTTACGAATTTAGCGGCGATATAATGGTGGCCATAAGAGTAAGCGGTTCCGAACTCAAAAAACATTGATTTTGATCGGCCTAAAATTTGGGATTGGGCCGCAAAGGTTTGGGCCAATTGAGTGTTTGAGTTAAATACTGTTTTCATGTTTTTTTTGGTTTTTGTGTTTGTTAGTGTTGATTAAATTAATTTAAGGCCGAGCATGTAACCCAAAATAAAAATTGGGATTAAGGCGATTACATAGTAAATAAATAGTCCGATTGCTTTCAAGGTCTTTTTCATTTCAATAAATATTTAAAGGATTGATACAAAACTAGCGGTGGCAATTAATCCAAAGCCCAAAGCTGGACTAATTACAAAGGCGAAAAATACTACTGATACAAGGCCAACAAATGCAAGGGCCAATAAATTTGCGGTGGTGTTTGTGTTTTTCATTTGTGTTTGTGTTTATGTTTATACAATATTACAAAGGTCTTTAATGAATTGCAAGTAAATTGTAAAATATATTTTATGGAATAGTATATTTTTTTTAGATTACCTTTAGGTTTGGTTAACCGAAAAAAACCAAAATTAGTTAGCATGACAACTAAAAAAGAAAACAGGGGCGGACCAAGGCCAAACAGCGGAAGACCACCAAAGATCCAAGAAATAAAGCTAATTGAACAAATGGATGCGATCGCCGTACCTGAAAAGATTTGGCTTGCCTTGTTGCGAAAATGCGAGGAAGGGGACACGCAAGCCTTGAAACTTTGGTTATCTTATCGGTTAGGTTTACCTAAACAGCAAATAGACATCACATCCAACGGGGAAAAGGTAGCGCCTCCTATTCATTGGATAAGCAAGACTATTGAGATACAGGAAGCCCAACTAGTTGAGGATGAACCGCCTACCCGCATAGACGAATAAGCGGAGGGGGAGGTATGTTCGTGAGTGTATGCAACAAGGTTGCAAAATGGAATTCCCCAATTAAATAATTTACCCATGGGGGGGGGGTATGTTTCTGAGTGTACAGGAATGAAACGGAAAATGGAAATCCCCAATTAATTAATTTAGCTATGATTCAACTTTTAGACGATTACAAGCCATTATTCTACGAGCAGCCTGACACGAGGTACTATTTGATTACTGGAGGGAGAGGAAGTGGTAAATCATGGACTTTGGCTTTGTTTCTGCTGAACTTGACTTATGAGAAGGGCCATGTTATTCTTTTCACTAGATACACCTTGGTATCTGCGTTTATTTCGATTATTCCAGAGTTTTTGGATAAGATTGAGATAATGGGAAAGATGAATGACTTTGATGTGACTCAGAGTGAGATTATAAATAAGCTAACAGGTTCAAAGATATTGTTCAGGG